AATGGCGGAGAGGGTGGGATTCTACTCTACCCTGAAGATGGGCAAGGAAGGCCATCTTCAAGCCCTTTTGCTACTAAGTGTCAACCGGTTTATTTTATTAGACTTAGAGCACAACAAACTCAGTTGGTTGCTGCACTTGGCTTTGGTACTCAAATTCGCAATTCGCCCGTTTCCAGTAGCAAAAGTAGCACGCTTCACTAGCCAATCGTATTTTCTATGAACTCGATAAACTTAAGGCAGAAGCTCTTTAAGTTTTCTGCGGAAATCGTAGCGTGCCAATCACCGTTCTTGCTTCCGAAAACAACGACTACCTCGCTTGCTGCTCGATCATCGGACGAGAACCGAACATTACCGTGCGCGATACCATTGCGAAGGCCGTGTATGAGTTGGCCCAGCCCTTTTGACGGTGGTGCCTCATCCCACACTGGCCATCCTGATTTGTAAAGATCGGCAAGCAGCTTCGCTCGAATTGCTTTGTCCGCTTTTCCCTCCCAAGGGAAGACGATCAATCCGAGGCTGGAATTGACGATCTGGGTGACGATATGGACATCCTGATGACGAGATTTTGCCTGTTCAATGTACAAAAGATTCTTCTTGGTACGGTCAGCGAAACCAAGAGAGTCGTTTCTTGATGCTAGTATTTCTTGGCTCATGGGTTTTTCCATCGCAGTAAGGTTCTTGAACGTGCCAATCCGTAGGTCTAGTCCCTTCCCCCTACCAGAATTAGCTCATTGGACCAGTGAAGAGACGTGGTAGTTGTACTTGCAGACGGTCTATGGATTCCTTTGTAGCATTGATACGGGCCATTGCGTAATACGAGAATGCTGTGATTTTTATGATGTCGGGTCCTCCGAAATCCGCCGGAAGCCCTGCTTTTTCAAGCTCCTCATCATGGTGCCCAGTGATTCTTCTGGCCATCGAACCGAAAAGCCCGAGGGCTTGCGCCGAATCTCCACTCTTGAGCGTCTCAAAGATCGCCTTCACATACTCCTTTTCACGGAGAGGCACAATTTGTACAAAGATATTTCTACACTCAGGTTTTAACCGTTTTGCAAAGGCTGACCGATACATGCCAATGAAGGGAGAGATTTTGTCTGCTGTACTAAGTGAGGCTGCAAGAGCATAGTGTGTACAGGAAACCGTCTGGGCATGCCATTCGGCCAACGCACCGTCCACAGTTTGTACCTTTGCAAGCGGTTCGTTACCGAAGAGGTCAAAGAAATAATCTGGTTTCGCGTCCGTTTCCACCATCAAGTCTGTCGCTTGCTTAATCAATTCCTCTCGCGTTTCTTCCCTACGTTTGAATAAACCACCGAGAAAGCCCATTGTCTTTTCCTTTGCGGAATACTTATCGGTCCGATGGGAGCCTGCTCATGACTTCGCAAGTCATAACATATCTATTCGACTAACACCAAACCCAAAGTTAAGGCAAATCGTTCAGTGGCCTGCCGTATTTCACTGCCTCCAAGTTGAAGGCGCGGGCCGCTTCTATTTCACTGACGAAGTGCCCAAGAATTTTCTTCCTGTCATTGACGCTGATGGTGGCCTTCCACTTCCCATACTGCTTGTCCCAGTTGACGCCACGGTATTGCGACGTTGGCTTGCGTTCTCTATTTGATCGAGTGAAATGAATTTGCATTGATCGGTTTCCAGACACAAAAAGAAGGGGCAGGAATCTCTTCCTGCCCGGTGCCTCTTTGTTTGATTTTTGTTTAGCGTCCGTTCCGCTGGAAGCCGCGCTGCGCAGCCATACCCATTGCAGAACTGATTTGTCCCTGTGACTTTTTGAAGCTGTCAGCGTCAGGCGTGCTGATGTGGAAAGTGTTGTTGTTGGTGATGTGCTGCACTGACCCATCACCGGATTTGAGGCTGGGAACAATCGTGCCCGCACTTCTGGGCACGAACAGTTCAGGCCGCTTCTCACCAACCATGTATGCTCTGCCGGGCTGCACATCACCACCGCCAGCAAGGAATCCACCGAAGCTGCCGAAAAGTGAACCGATGCTTTTGAAGATGCCGCCGATGCCTCCGCCACCGCCGAACAAACCACCACCACCGGAAGAATCAGTTCCACCACCGCCACCGCCAAGGTTTATTAGGCCGGACAAGTTAGGCAGAGGGAGACTACCACCGCCCATTTCAAACGGTGTTGCCATCTGAACCCATAGAGCGTTGTTTTTGGTGCCGTCCGGTTTGCTCCCGCCGCCGAATAACCCACCAAGGCCGGGGAAAAGAGAAGACAATCCCTTCACCGCGTTCTGTTCGAGAGAGTGAATGCCAGACTTCACAAGACTGGTTTCGATGTCCTGACCCAGTTGTTTGAAGTTAGCCTTACCCTTCACAATCAGGTCGGTGAGTTGGGTATCAAGGCCGTCAAAGGCCACCTTCAGCGCGTCAAAAATAGCCGTAGCTGCGTTCTTCCCATCGTTGGTGAACTCAATGAAGAAGGCTTTTGCGCCGTTTGTAAACCCGCCGATAGTCAGCAGGTTCTGAGCGTAGCTCTTCTGCACCTTCTGATTTTCCTGCACAATGGCTGCATCTATCGCCGTTGTGTCAGCGCCCATCTCTTGCAGCTTTTCTCTATAAATCTGAAGCTGGGTGATGGCGTTTTTGAAAGTGTTCTGAAGATCGAACCTAAGAGCCTCTGATTTAATACGGTTCTCTTCAGTTTTCTTAGAAGCTTCTTCCACACCGGCAGCGTATTCAATCCACTCCTTGCTGTGCTTGTCCACGCCGATATGGGTCAATTCGTACTGAGCCAGTTGCGCCTGCACCTGTGCCTGACGAAGCTGTTCCGTGGTGCCGCCGATTGCATCGCCGGTTATTTTCAGGCCAGCAATCGCTGACTGAAGGGAATTGAAGTTCTTTGCCAGAGCTTCAGCCGCGTCTGCCTCTTTGGAACGCTTCACGGTCTGAATGAAGTTGTCCAGTTCAGACTGCGCGGCCTTCAGGTCGCCGGTCAAGGCTTTTACCTTGTCGCTGTTTGCTCCAAACTTCGTGGTGTTCTCCGCTATGCTCGCAGATAGTTCGTTGACTTTTTCTTGCAGCGGTATCGCAGATATTTTTGCTTCCGTGTCAAGGATTGCTGTGCCGCCCTTCAAATAGGCATCAGCCAACGCATTAACTTTGTCGGTGTTCAGACCCAGTTGCAGAGTCTGCTTCTGAATCTCATCTCTGACTTGGAACGCTGCCTTGAACTCTCCAGCCGCAATCACGGCTTGCCGCACCGCGTCTTTGTCTGCGTTCGTGAAGTCTAGGTGCTTCTTCAGAGCAATCTGGGTAAGTTCCAGAATCACTTTGTCCGCTTCGTTCGCTTCAGTCTGGGCACGGATTGCAGCCGTGGACAAATTCACAGCGCCTGCAAGCTTCTCTTCGGCAGTGGCAGCTTCCTGTAACTTCTGGATGCGCTCAGTGATCGGATTCGATTTGTCAGCCGTGCTGGTGTTCACTTCACCGTTGCTGCCCTTCGGTTTGTGATCTTCCTTGAAGGCATCTTGGCCGAACAAAGTTTTCCCGAAGAAGTCTTGCAGCCGTTTGCTCGCTTTGTCTGTGTCTTCGGTAACGCCCTTGGTGAAGTCGTTCAGACCATCATGGAATTGTTGACGCAGTTCGTTGCCAGCCTCTTTGAAGTGGCCGGAACCAACATCAGAGATTGCCCGGCCAAGGCCGATGACCATGCGAGTTGCAAAGTCTATGCCGTGCGTGAGCACCGAAACGAAATAATCACCAGCAGTGACAGCGATGGCGATAGCGGAACCCAGAATTTTGAAGGCAGGCACAACTATGTTGAGGATGACGCTGCCAATCTCCCTGAAAACGCCGGATGGGTCTTTCAGATCGGAGATGATGAAGTCAGCGAAGGCTTCCATTGACGGAAGCAGTTCCTTCATGACGGAGTTGGCCGCACCCATCAGTGCGCCCTGCACTCGCTTCAAGCTTTGTTCAAACTGGTGGGCACCCTCTGCGGTCTTGCCACTGAGTGTGATTCCGAATTTGTCAGCCTCATCCTTCAGTGCAGCGATGCCTTCTTTTCCTTCGTTCAGGAAAGGAATCATCTCCGCACCCGCCCGGCCAAACAACTGCATTGCCAGTGCGCCCTTCACCACGCCGTTAGGCATGTTTGCAAATTTCTCGGACACGTCAAGCAGGATGTCTTCTGTGGGCCGAAATTCTCCGCTGGCATCTTTCACTGCAATGCCAAGGCGTGTGTACGCATTCACTGCACCTGCTGGTGCGGTGGCCGCTGCGAACGCGGACTTGTTCAGCTTCTCAAGACCTTTGGAGAGTTCTTCCGAACTCACACCACTAAGGCCAGCCGCGTAGCTGAAAGCGGATAGAGTCTCTACGGAGATGCCGGTCTTTTCCGACATCTCAAAAAATTTGTTTGCAGCGTCAGCGGCAAAAGCAGCGATGCCAGCGCCAGCAATACCAAGCGCAGCAGCCGCTGCCGCAACGCCACCAAGGGCCACGGTTGCGCCGCTCGCACCACCGGCCATTCCAGACAGACCTTTGGTGACGCTGGCAAATGTGTTGCCCAGCCCGCCGAACGCTTCACCGATCTTCGCGCCAATCTCACCGAACGGTGCCAGCAATCCTTCTGCTGCATCACCCATCTTGGAAAAGCTATCGGTTATTTCTTTTGAAGCCTTCTTGGCTTGCTGGCTGGCCTTGGTCATCCCTTCGATGAACCCGCCAGTGTTCGCCAACAGGTCTACACTAATCGCGCCTAAAGTTATCGCCATGCTTTCTCTTTTCCTAAAATCTTTTCTTGAAATGCAGAGGCCAGCCCCACACCGAGTGCGGGGCCAGCCAGTTGCGGCTTAGTTATTACGGGAATATCAGGTACTTCACTGGAGAGTTGGAAGTGGTTGCAACGCTCCACTGAAAGTCTGCGCGCTGGCCCACAAGGACGCCCAGATAACCGTCAGCCGCAAATCTTTGCGTCAGGGTCTTGGCTTCTATTCCCATGCTCTTGCTCATGGCGAAGCTAAAATCCCCGAACAAAATGTCTGAGGTAGCCGCTGCTGCAACGATGTGAACGTCATAACCCCGTATCTTGGGCTGCGCACTGAGCACGTCAGGAAATTCTCTTGCCGATGACCCTGCCGTAATCAGTTGCCCGATAGCCGTTTGCTGAGCAGGCGACATGATGAACGCAGCCGAAGGTCTGTATGCCGCGCCAACCGAAGCAATCAGCGCATACACATTGCTCGCTGTGACCGTAGCACCGCCAGCATGGATGCCCGCGCTAGTGTTCAAAGCCAGCGCCGTCTTCAGGGCTGCCAGCCAAGTTGCGTTCTGAATCCTAGACAGCCTTGCAGCCGTGGTCTTCGCAATCAGTTGCTCAGTCGTAGTCCAAGTCGAAATGTCTTGAACAAGGTCGCTTGAGACAAGCAAAATTCCCGTGCTGAAGAAATTCTTTCCAAACGTCACGCCACTGAAGGTAATTTCCGCTTCATCAGCACCAGCACCGGTATTTTCCGTAAGGATGAACCCGGTTGAGCTTAAATCGTCGCACACGACGGTCTTAGTTGGTGACATGTTCTTGGAGTAGAAATTCGTCAGCAGTGGAGAACCTGCGAACAGCGGCCCGTCTGCCAACATCAGGCTTTTAACCTGTGCCTCAAACCCCTGTGCGATTAGCTGCCCGTCTGCCGTGGTAGACAACGGCACATACGTGCGCGTCTGTGGGCCAAGAAGCAGATCACGGAACCGCAGAGATGCTTTTCGCTTCTCTTCGGAGTTGCTGGGTTCGCTTTCAACCAGCATTGCGTCAGACAGCCGCATCAGGCTGCCGAACAACGCGGTGTCTTCGTGCGTGAAGGGCTTGCGCAGTGATATTTGTTCAGCGCGGTCTATCAGAGACGCACGCCTTTCTTTGTTGCTTTGCATTTATTTCTCGTTTTCTCTTCTCGTTGAGAAGTGGTGCTGCAAATGAAGACACACGTACGCCGTGCGTCTTTCAAAACTGTTTTACTTTTGTGGGAACTACAGCAGTGATGCTCTAGCTTCAGCGAGACGCGAACGCGCCTTGCTGCGCTCAAACTCTGAATCTATGTCATCCGTGCCGTCTTCGGATTCTCCACTGTCGCCAAACCACAGATTCATTTCTGAATCAATGTGATCTTTCGCAGCAGCGCGGTGCTCCGCCGGAATGTCCAGCTTCCCGCGTACTAAGTCCATCGCACAGCGCAGAGTGCCGATCTGCGAATGCGCAAGCTGACCATCACGCACGGTGTGGTGCGCGCCTACATAGTCACTGCGCTTGCTGCCGTCATTCTTGACGTACAGAAAGCCTTGCGCGGCCTTCAATTTGTTTTTCACCGGGGAATCAGCAGCGCGGCCTTCGTCACTGCCGTCAGCCCAGTTGATGATGCCGTTGGCTTCATCCACCGAGTTGAACGGGTCTTCACTGCGTGCATCGTATTGTGAAAATGGAACCACTCCCAGATGATCGGTGCTCGCTGCACGCGTTGCTGAAGCCATGCGCGCTTCGATGTCATCGGCAACAACGTTGCGGGCTGCCGCTGAAGTGCCGGAATAGGCCGGGGAAGTCACAACCGACACGTCAAACAACACGACATCTAACAGCGTACGCAACGCAGTGCCATCGGGCAGAGTGCTCCACGATTCACCGTCCGGGCCGTTCACATAAAAACCGAAAGAGCATTCACGCAGATTGCCAGCCTTCAGGTTGGCGTAAGTGTCGCGGGCAGCGGTGGTGTCTGGAAGGGTGCAGGAAAACCGCAAGCCTTTGTTATCTTGTTCCAGCGTCAGGGTGCCCGCGCTTTTTCTGCCTAGCAGCAAATTATCGTCATGGTTGAACAGCGCCACCACGTCTTGCGATTCATCAGCCAGCGTGCGCGTGAATGCGCCCTTCTGAATCTGTTCTTTGAAGCTTCCGATGTTGGCCACGGTGCCGAACGTGGCCGCGTAACCTTCGATCTTCGGAGCTTTGTCACTGCCTGCCGCACGCAATTCCTGTGCGACGAAAAAACGCAATTCCTTTTTCATTTCTTTGAAACTCTCTTCTCTCTCTTGGAGTTTTTCTTTTTTGCTTTCACAGCCGCCATGCGATACCAACGCTTTGCACTGCCATCGCTGTACAAAACAGACTTCACCGCAACGATGCGGCCATCACCGGGCTTGCCTTCCGTGAATCCTTCAAGGCCTGCCGCTGATTCGTTGTGGAAGATCGGAACGATTAGATGCTTGTTTTGGTAGGTCTTCGGTGGGTCAGACTTCTTTTGCAGCATCGTGCTCAGACTTCCCTTGACTCTGTACTTCCCACCATTTCCGCAACTCTTTCATAGTGGGCCAGCGTTTCAAAATACATCTCAGGCGGTTTGCTTGGTTAACCGTGTTGAAAAAACTCAACTCCGCCTCAGTGACATCCGGCGCTGGCCCTTCCTTCGTGCATATCCTGCCGAAGTTTGCCCAGTGCCAATCGTAGTCATCGTCTGTGAATGTGTAAGTGTCAGGAATCTCTTTAGGCTTCGTCTTCTTCTTCGTTTTCATCGTTTGCTTTCATAATCTCAAACAGGCTCTGACCGCGTTTCTCCGCAGAGTGTTCAAACCCCTGCTTGACGCGGGATGCCGGGCTTAGTCCCAGCGCATCACCAAAGCGATGCGTGGCGCGGGCCGCTGCTTCTGCCACCTTTGCCATCGGGTTCACGATTGGTTTTTTGTGGGTGACAACGCCGTGAGTATCGCGCACTTCCACTTCGATCACGTCACCATTGGTCAGCAGTGAATGTTCAGCGCGTTTCCAGCGTGAATACGAAGCGCAGTACATCGCAAGGATGGATTGGTCTAGCTCTGTGAGACGGCCAGACTTTTCATACGCACCGCGAATCCGTTTCCACTCAGCTTGTCCGATGGCATCCAAGCCAGATGCAGGCTTTGGGTCAACCGGCTGTGCGGTGGCTGCTGGCTTTTTGTTCTTGGCGCTAGGCGTGTCACTCAATCTTTTTTGCTGCGCTGTGGCTCTTTTGGGCATAGGTCAGTATCCGAATGTTTCTTTGTAATATTTCTTGCGCGCTGACTGGGCAGCACGCTTCAAACGGCCAACAATTGATCGTGCCACGTACCGCTTTTGCGGAGTTTCGGCTTTAGCTTCGATTGCTTGGGCTTTACGTAGCATTTTTCTCAGTTTGGTAAGGGTAGCCATGAGTTTTTGTGTAAAATATTTTTTCAATTTTGCATTTTTGCGCAAAGCACGGGGAGGCAGCGGTCCTCGTATGTTGTTGATTAGAAAATGAGATAGCCTACCCCTTTGCCATCAACGCAAAGACACCAGCCAGAGACAAGCAGACGCATGGACAAACCGAAGCAACTACTCAGTGCTGCCAACAGGCTTCTTGTCTATCGTCCTTGCTTTCCACTCGTTGCAATCGCGGCACGCGCCTTGAAGGTTGTCATCGTGATCTGTTCCACCGTTGGCCTTGGCAATGATGTGATCTGTACAAGTGGACGGCGCAGGTCTGCCGGTGCGCTCAACGCATATCTTGGCAATCATGCAGAACGGGTCACGCTTCCTAATCATCTTGCTGTTCAGTTCCCACTGCCTGCCGTACCCACGTGATTGACGGCTGGTGGTGACGCTGGCCCACGGCTTCTTAGATAAACCTGCGTGCTTTTGGCAAAATCGCTCACTGCCAACCAATGCCGGGCATCCCTGCTTCTGGCAGGGCTTGCGCGCTGCGCTGCCCACTAGCTTGAACACCGTGCAACGCTACAAGACGCATCACAGAGACACCGTGTGCAGTCATCGGCACACAACAGGAAGCCGCACGCGCAACACTCAACAGATCGGTAGTGTGGATACAAGTCTTTCAGACATTCAAAGCAGTAGGACATCAGGCGGTCAAATTGTTCTTGGGCCGTGTCAGTTGCTTGCTGCATTTCGTTCTCGCTCTTCTTTGTGCATCTCAGCCATTCGTTCCCGCCATTTACGCTCTGTTATCAAGAAGCCTTGCTCTTCCTGCCACTTCTTGAGTTCTGTTATCGGTGCAAGTCTCTGCCTTCTCGCTTGGCGCAAATCCTTCAAGGTAACCAGAGGATTTAGGCCGATGAAGGAAGCTGGTGCGGTGTATGTCTTACCGTCTCTTCCGCACGTAATCGTTTTTCCGAGTTTCGCTTGCATAATGTTTCCGCAAGCCTCGCAGCGAATCGCCGCGAAGTGTTGTTCGTTGACTGAATGGGTGAACCACTTCCCAAGTATTTTTTCTCGCATTGATTTTGTCCGATAAAGAGAAAGGGCCAGCCGAAGCCAGCCCTTCCATTTTCTGTTTCAGTTCGGATTAAGCGCCGATCAAAGCGCCGATTGGATGCGTTCCCGCATCAATCAAATTGCCGTCATAGCGGGCGAAGCCAATGAATGCCACTTGGCCCAGTTCCGCAAAACGCTCGTCAAGGCGTAGGACGTACAAATCTTTGACGGTGCGAATGAGGTACTTGTTGAACGCGCCGAACAGCATCTGCTTGAGGCCGGTGCCGATCACCGGCATGTCTTGGTTGATCTGGTAGCTATATCCCAGAATCGTGTCCGGTGCTCCGCTGCCAACGCCTGCCACCCACAGAGGATGGCCCTGTGCGTCCTTCAGCTTCTTGATGGTCTTGAGCGTGGAGTCATGGAGCATGAACTTCGCGCCCGGACGGTACGCCGGGTCAACCGAGTGCTCAAGGTTAACCAAGTCATCGTAGTTGACCGCGCCTGCAACCGTTGCAGTCGGATTGTTGGTGTTAAATGCCGAAGCCGTCACAACGCCGTTGGGCAGCGTGGTGCCACCTCCCACGGTGAAGTGGTTGTTGGTGATGCGGCCAATACGGGTGACGAAAATCTCGCGGATGTAAGCATCCAGATCGAACGCGCTGTCTTGCAGCAGTTCAACCGAAACCTGAACCATCTTCGTGCTGTACTTCCAAGCGTTCAGAGTGATGTTTTGGATGTTCGGATTGGCGGAAGACACCGTAGTGTTTTCACCGATCTGTTCGCCGGAAGTGCCGGTGTCGTTGGAAGTCGGCCAAGGCAGCGCGTTACCGGTTGTGGTGGTCAGCGAACGTGAAACCGGACGCATACCGCCGTAGGCTTTCAGCGCCTGCTCAAGTTCGTACTGGAATCCTTGGGGAACCAAGAACGCGCCCTGCACGCTGTCAGACATCGGGCTGTAGGTACGAATTTCAGCCTTGCTCAGATCACCTTTGATGTAACTGCGGAATGCGGCCTTGTGTGCCGCTTTGCGCTCTTCCGTTTCGGGAGCAGCCGTAAATGATGCTGCCGGGTCAACGCCGGGCTGTCCCAGCGGTGGCCGCGTGGTGCTGCGCATTTCCACTTCAAGTTTTTCCAGACGTTCTTGGCGTTCAATCGTGCCTGCCATCGCATCCACGTCAGCCATCATCCGGTCAAACTTTTCGCCGTTCGCGGGATTGCTGAGTAACGATTGCGCTTCGGCAGCGAGTGCCGCACGCTTTTCGCGCAGTTCTTGAGACTTCAACATTTCTGTTTTTCTTCTTTCGGTGTGATTTGGTTTTGTGTTTCTGTTGCGATGTGCTGACATTGCGATTCAACGCAGCGGCCTAAAGCCACGTGTCCGATTCCACCAGCCGTTCAGGGCAGCGGCCAAGCCGCAGTGGAACGCACGAATAAAATTTTGGGCATAGCTCATAACAGCTATGCCCGCCCGGAAACCAAGGACGGGTTTGCCGGGGAACTCAAAATTAAAGCCGGTGCGCGATGCTCGCAGCACCAAGGGCACACCGGCTGTAGTGGCGTTGAGAGAAGGTGCGCTTGAAACACCGTTGGCAACGCCAAAATCAAAATGAAAAACAAAAAGAGCGATGGCTGGCAGGGTTCGGACCTACCAGCCATCGTAGAGCGCGGGAGACGCAAGCATTGCTTGCCGGTTACGTGGGTCTAGGCACGTAGCGCGATTAAGTCAGCGCACTCTGGCCATGTCAGCGCGGTGGGCTAAACGTGGCAAGATCAATATCGAAGTTGTTTGTTTGGGGGTTCGGAACTGGCCGGTATCAGGACGATCTGGCCATATCGAAACGCACGCGGTGCGCTTGCCGAACAGTCAGACCCGGAACCTAGACGATTCCTTATCTGATTCAATCTTAACTACAACCATTATATCACGGGTTTCCGATTTGTCAACATGTCCTTCTCGTATTAAACCGGTTTAATGCTGGGCTTTTGCATGATATTTTAATGTACCACCCGTACCTAATTCAGCGTGTGCATTTTGACGCACTCTTCAACTCTATCATTCTAAAGGAATTAAACCCACTCCTGAAAGTTTACTACTAATGATTAGTAACCACAATATAACTATGCAGATCACGCTGCCACCTTCGGCGTCTGTCTGTCCACGTACGTGTTCATGACCTTGGAAGCAAACCGCGTTAGATGGTCGGTGGTCATCTGTCCGTTCATCTTCAGGTTTTTCTTGGCCGTCTCGCGCACCGCATAGACCACTGTTGCGAATGCGTGACGCTCAAGCCACACATCACATTGACTCGCAGCCGGTGTCCAGCTTGGAATCAATTCGTGCCACATAGACAGAACAGCAGCGCGCTCTTCGCCGCGTGCTTTAACTTCCTGAATCGTTGTCATGCCGCCTGCCTTTCTGTTGGCACCACAGCACGGTAGCGCGTGGCTCTGCCGTCTCGCTCTGGTGTTACTTTTCCGGTGTCTACCATCGCCTGAAGCACTTTCAGCTTGGCTGTGTTTTTGCCGGTCACAGTTTTCAGCAGATCACCTTGAGTGATGTTGGGTTCCACGCAAAGCGTGTCCCATATTTCTTTCTCAATGCGCTGCGCGGTGCTGCGCTCCCTTGACTGCGTTGCTGCGTTCTCTTCTTCCTCTACCGTGTTGCCAAGGCTCATGGCTTGGCGTTCTTCATCAAACAGCAGCACGGTTGGTTCCAGCGCGATACCCCAGCGTTGCTCAGTGCTGATGATTCGCTGTGCGCCGATCTTGTGCAGGAAAATGTTTGTATCCGTGCCACCACGGAAGCCGGTGGAACCAATCGGTGAATCTCCCGCGTCATCGGTCTGCCGTTTTTTCGCGTGCGTGGAGAACATCAGGTGCAGATCAAACTTCTTCGCAATCTGTTCCAGCAACTCAATCGCTAACGTCACTTCGTCATAAGAGTCACTGTCGGCCAGCCGCAAAAGTTTCCCCACCGGGTCAACAATCACCAATTTCAACTTCGGCAGCGTCTTCAGCGTGGCTTCTAGCCGGTGCAACCCAAGTTCGCCACGGAACGGCATGGGTTCATGCACCACATGAACAGTGCCGTGTTTCTCGGTGCAGCCCAACATTTTCAGGTGCTGTTGCACGACACCCTTTGGCCCTTCAAGACTCAGATACAAAACATCACCGGAAAGTGTTGGCTTGCCGAAAAACTCAGTGCCTTCAGCCACGGCCACAGCAAGCTGACGTAGCAGAGTGCTCTTGCCCGTCTTTGGCTTTGCGCACAACATGCTGACGCCAACTTCAAGCAGCAGATCATCCACAAGACCGTGGTATTGCTCTGGTGCTGCGTTTGCCAGTTCCAGACCGGTCTGCGTTGTGAACGGCAGAATGACCGGTTCTTCCTTCTTCACTTCCATTTTTCGTTGTCCTTTGTTCGTTATTCTGACCCGTGTCACCCGATGGGTTTACACTGGGTTCCTGCCAAAAATCTGACCACTACCCCTGCGAGCAGGAAAAGCAGGAAAAGGGAAAAACAAATTTGCTTTTCCCAAAACGGCCCCAAAAGGAAAAGTTCCTAACTCTTTCTCCTATTTGGGCTTAATACTGAACTTTTCCCTTTTCCTGCTTTTCCCTCTTCCGCAGGTGCGCAGGAAGGAAAAGCTGAAAGCTCGCTTGTAGAGCCAAGGGAAAAGCACGGGCCGGAAAAACTGAAACCGTCAAATCACGATCACCGGTTTATCCTTCTGCGCGGGAGTCTGTGCCGCCGTCTTGCGGTTCAACTCTCGGATAGCCTCAAGCTCACGTTCCTCACGGTCATGGACACCACGAACCCGTTGTTGGTTCTTAGCGATTCGCTCGCGCACTGCTTTCTTTGCGTGTACCCAACTCATGTGATCTGCCTTCCAAAAACAAAAACGCGGCGCATTCGTCAGCACCGTGCTGATTGGAACGTCGCCGCGTTGAATTTTTTAGACCGGAAGCAGGCTTGGCCTGTTCCCAGTCGCCCAACCATTATAGCCGAGAACCGTCTTATTGTCAAGTAGGTACCCGTAACCATTGACAAACCCAAGCACGCACTCGGTGCAGGTTGGCGCACGCGGTGCGTTTGACTTTTCGATTTAAGGCACCTGAAAGACTTTCAAGCGCAGAAGACACTAACTATGCGCAGATCGTGCGCCGTGGCCAGCGGCTGTTGCAACGCCATAGGATTAAAACGCGTGCGCGGCCCTGCCCGGCAATTTTGGACAAGGCCGCAAGCCCGGTGTAAACCTCAAGCAGCCAGCTTGCCGCGCACCGCGTGCGCCAACTGGCGCGCACCGATAATAAGCCGCGCAACAAAGCCCGGCCTCAGATCGGCCAGCCGGTCAGCAAGCTCCATCGCCAGCCGGTCACACGAACAGAGAGCCTTGCAGTTGGTCTTTGCACTACCGCAAAACGTATCCCCGCAATCCGGGCAGGTTGAAAGCTCATCTTCGCTGCACGCCTTGCCGCACGAACCGCAGGACACCTGAACGGGGAAAGCTAGAACGTTGGTTGCTAACATTGGCCGGGTTCTCCTTGGTGGCTGCTAGTTGCAGCGTGGAGACAGTCTGACAGCCAGCAGTGTACGAGTCAAGAACTATTTACACAACAGTAATAGTTGGATTCCCAACCAACTCAGTTGTGAGTTGTTAAGCGGATTCAGGATGTTGTTTGGCTGGCCAAAGCGCGGAGCTTCGTTAGGCTAACGACCTTTTGACCGTTCGTCCCCTTCTTACCTGCGCAAGCCCATGCCGGTGCACCGGGGCCATCATAAACAATCTCGGCTTCCTCTGAAGAGATGACGCGTACAACCACCAATCGTACGCATTCAGCGCGCATTGCTACGCTCTTACCTGCCGTCATCTTGATTTGAACATCGCCGTTAGCGTCATACGCATCGTGTCCAGAGTGAGACATCGGATACAGCGTCAAACCGAGTGCCTCCGCTACCACTACCTCCCCTATTGACCCAACGAGATGACCGTCCGGGGTAAATTTACGCGGGTGGTATCGGGCTTCTAACTCTGCAACGGCCCGGTAGATGTCTGTCACGGGAGATGGAAGCTTAATTTTCTTGTTCAAACTGCACATCCTTTGCGCAGCGAAAGCGCGTCAATCTCCGAACGCTTCGTTGACCTTTGCTCGCATCACAGGTGCGTGCATGTCGCCGGTGCCAAGGTAGCGCATCGTGGTGGTCAAGTCTTTGTGGCCAAGCCAATGCTGAATGGTGCGCACGGGCACACCGGCTTCGCTCCACCGCGTTGCGCACGTCTTCCTGAAGCGGTGCAGAAACCAGTGTGAGCAGATCGGGTGCGTCTTGCAGGTGATGGTGCGCGTCAGCTTCTGTGGCTTATGGGCTTCATCCCAGTTTTCAAAAAACTTCTTTCCGTCGCCAAACTTCTTGTTCCATGCGTCGCCGCGCTGCACGTTGGTCATGTCTGCCGTCTCGCTGGTGCAGTGGCCGCAGTTCAGACCCGCACGCAGTGCGATTGCTTTCAACTTCCGCAGGAAGTGGCCTTCCGGTTTGCCGTCAGCGTTCGTGAAAATCCACCGTTGACGTGCGTCTGCCTTCTTGTGTCTCGCCTTCAGCAGTTCAACCAAGGGCGCAGGCAGAGGCACCGTGCGCGTTTCATGCGTCTTCGGGGTGAAGCCTACTTCCGGCTTCTGGCGAATCGTGAAGGTTGCCTTGTGCAAGTCAACGTCTTTCCAACTCGCAAAACTTACTTCCTGTTCGCGGGCACCACTGCCAAGAAAAAATTTGTAGCGCAGCACTTCCTCTGGCGTCATGGCTGCAAAAAGCTTCTTCAGTTCAGCCGGTTCAAACGGTATGGCCGGGTCAACTTCCACCACCGGCATTTCATCCCACGGCAGCGGGTTCTTAATGCCGTTCTTCTTGAGCATGAAGATCACGGTCAGCAGCCGGTTGTGCTGAGTCTTGCCGCCGTGTCCCTTCTGCTGCATGTACTCTTTGAACTTCCGCAGTGTGGCCGCTTCAACGTCATCCAAGTAGCGCACGCGCTGCCCAACCGCTTCCTGAAATTCCTTCAGGTGCAGATCGTAAGCACGAACGGTGCGCGGGCTTTTGGAAGCCTTCAGCTTGAGGAAGTCTCGCGCCGCGTCTGCAATGGTCACGCGGTTGGCGTTGGTGATCTTCTCAAGGCCGCGAACATCTAGCCCGGAAGACTCAGCGGCCAGACCATGCGCGAGCTTTTCAGCTTCCACCTTGGCGTCTTCCAGCGTGTCGGCCTTGGCCAGTGCCCATACCTGCCTGCCAGCGGTGCCCGCGTGACGCAGGTAGAAAGGGCCAGAAACTTCAGCCGCAGACCGTCTGCCACGTCCACCAGCACGGATATAGCGCCATTTGCCTAGCGGGTTCTTTTGCCGGGTATAGATGCTTACTCGCATGTTGGCCACACTCCCTGTGAACTCAATTCACCTGAAAAGTGTAGCACATAGTAGCAAATGCGTGAAAACGCTGTGTTTTATTGGTTATTTATAATATGGCGGAGAGGGTGGGATTCGAACCCACGGTAGGGGTTAACCTACACACGCTTTCCAAGCGTGCGCCTTAAACCGCTCGGCCACCTCTCCGCAC